CAACCTTGCCCGCCGTGGCCGCCTTGCGGTCGCACGCGCCGTGCTGAATCTGATCGACGACGCCACGAAGATTCAAGGGGTGCAGATCAGCCTGCTCGACGGCGAAGTGCTCAACAACGTGGCGCGGATGCAGCAGTACGGCTTTACTTCCGTGCCGCTGGCCGGCGCCGAAGGTGTGTATCTGGCGCTAGGCGGCAGCCGCGATGGCGGACTGCTGATCTGCGCCGAGGATCGCCGCTTCCGCCTCAAGGGGATGGAAAGTGGCGAGGTGGCGCTGTATGACGATATCGGCCATAAGGTGCACATGACGCGCAATGGCATCGTGATCGACGGTGCAGGCAAGCCGCTGCTGATTACCAACACGCCGAAGGCGCGCATCGAGTCAGACCTCGATGTCACAGGCGACATCAAGGATCGCTGCGATAGCAACGGCCGCACGATGGGAGACATGCGCACCATCTACAACGGGCACACGCATAGCGACCCGCAGGGCGGCAGCGTGTCGGCGCCGACGGAGCAGATGTAATGAGCGACATCCGCACTCTTTTCATCAGTTATGAGAGTGGCGCCGACTGGCTGTTGCAACAGCCTAGCTTGTCTGGCGACGATGGGCTTGACACGGCCGTGATCCTTTCGCTTTTCACCGACGCGCGCGCCAAGGAAGGCGACGACGTTCCCGATCCGACCGACCTGCGCGGCTGGTGGGGCGATGCCTTCGCGGCAAAGACCGGCGACCGCTTCGGTTCGCGTCTATGGTTGCTCGGCCGCCGCAAGCAGTTACCCGCGACGCTCTCCGAGGCCAGAGGTTATGCCGAGGAGGCGCTGGCCTGGATGGTGAAGGACGGCATCGCCAGCCGCGTCGAAGTCGATGCCTTTATTCCGCGCGATGAGATGCTCGGTCTCGCCATTGCGATTTACAAGCCGAACGGCGATCCAGTGCGTTTCCGCTTCGAGACTCTTTGGAGCAATATCTGATGGCTTTCTCACGCCCCGACCTTGCCACCCTGATCAACCGCGCCGAAGCGGACATCGAGACCCGCCTGCCGGGTGCAGATGCCCGTCTGCGCCGCTCCAACCTCAATGTGATGGCGCGTGTGCATTCCGGAGCCGCGCACGGTCTCTATGGCTTCCTTGAGTGGATCTCGCGCCAGGTGTTGCCGGATACCGCGGAAACCGAGTTTCTTGATCGCCATGCCTCTATCTGGAAGGTTCCGCGCAAGGCGGCCTCGCCAGCCGTCGGCAACATCACGGTGACCGGCACCAACGGCGCTATCGTTCCGGCCGACTCGGCGCTGGCGCGCTCGGACGGCGCGCAGTACACGACCGACGCCGAGGCCGTGATTGCTGGCGGCACGGCGACGATTGCCGTTACCGCCGTAGAGGCCGGGAAAAACGGTAACGCTGCCGCCGCCTCGTCGCTGAGCTTCGATGCGCCGATCGCCGGCGTCAATTCGACGGCCACCGTCACGGCTGGCGCACTGACCGGCGGCGCCGACATCGAGACCGACGACGACCTGCGCGCCCGCCTGCTCGCCCGCATCCAGGCGCCGCCGCATGGTGGGGCAGCGCACGACTACGTCGCCTGGGCACTGGAAGTGGCCGGCGTCACGCGCGCCTGGTGTTACCCACAGGAGATGGGAGATGGCACGGTGACGGTGCGCTTCGTGCGCGACGATGACGCCAGCCTGATCCCGGATGCCGCGGAGGTGCAGGCCGTGCAGGACTACATCGACGCGCTGCGGCCGGTGACGGCGCAGCTCACCGTCGTGGCGCCGGTGGCCGTGCCGCTCAACTTCACCATCGAGCTGATCACCGATACCGCCGCGATCCGCGCCGCCATCGAGGCCGAACTGCGCGACCTGCTGATGCGCGAAGCCGAGCCGGGCGCGACGATTCTGATCTCGCACATCCGCGAGGCGATCTCGCTGGCCGCCGGCGAGACCGATCACATCCTCACCGTGCCGGCCGCGAACGTGACGCACACCACCGGACAGATGGCCACCTTCGGGGTAATCACATGGGCATAAGTAACATCGGCGCCACCGATTACCTCGCCCAGCTCCAGGCGCTGCTACCGCAAGGCCAGGCCTGGCCGCGTGATGCCGATGCCGCGCTCACGCAGTTGCTGCACGCCTGGGCCGACGAGCTGGCGCGCGTCGACGGCCGCGCCGCCGATCTGGTCGAGGAAGCCGACCCGCGCACCACGGCTGAGCTGCTCGCCGACTGGGAGCGCGTCGCCGGCCTGCCAGATCCCTGCGTCGAGGCGCTGGCCGGATCGCAGACCACCGCCCAGCGCCGCGCCGGCCTGGCGGCAAAGCTCACCACCATCGGCGGGCAGAGTGCCGCCTACTACATCGCCCTGGCCGCGAGTCTTGGTTATGTGGTCAGCGTGACCGAGTTCCGCCCATTCACCGCGGGCAGTTCGGCCGGTGATGCGCTGACCAACGGCGACTGGATATTCGCGTGGCAGGTGAATGCGCCGCAGGACACCATCGTCGAATTTGCCGCCGGCCGCTCGTGCGCCGGCGAGCCGCTGCGCGCCTGGGGCAATGAGCTGCTTGAGTGCGCCATCAGCCGGCTTAAGCCTGCGCACACCCACGTCCTGTTTGCTTACGGTTAAGGAGAGACCATGCACAGAATTGACCACCCCACCGCCGCCCCCGGCAACCTTTTCACCGAGGGCAATCCGGCTACCTCAACTCCCGCCACCGTAGCGACCGACGACTGGCTCAACGACGTGCAGGGAAATATCTGCGATGTCGTCGAGCAGACAGGAATAGCGCTTGTCAAAGGCGATTACACCCAGCTCCGGCAGGCGATCCAGGCCATGTTGATTGCGTCGCAGAAGGCTGTCGTCATCAACAATGCCACCTTCGAGGCCAGCGTGGCCAGCGGCGAAGTGGTGCGCTGGGACAGCGCCAACAGCCGCTTCGACGAGGCCGTGGCCGACGGCACCAGCAACAACCGTGCGGTCGGCGTCGCGGACGTGACCAACAGCAGGGTCTACCTCTACGGCGAATGCGCGCTGTTCAGCGGCCTGACGCCGGGGGCGCGCTACTACCTCGACGCAAGCACGCCTGGCGCGATCACCACCACTGCGCCGACCGACGCCGTGATGGTTGGCATCGCCAAGAGCGCGACGGTGCTCTGGGTGGATATTGATGTGACTCCAGCAGCACAGGGCGAAGAGGCCGGGTCCGTGATCTATGTCGCAAAAAACACGGCACCGACCGGCTATCTCAAGGCCAACGGCGCGCTGGTGTCACGTACAACCTATGCAGCGCTTTTCGCCGCAATCGGCACTACGTTTGGTGTCGGTGACGGCTCGACGACGTTCGGGCTTCCTGATTTGCGTGGCGAATTCATTCGCGGATGGGATGACGGGCGCGGCGTGGATTCTGGCCGTGTGTTTGGAGCGTCTCAGTTGGATGACCTTAAGAGCCACTCTCACAGTATCCAGACCTTCGGTGGATCGTCTGGAACTTATGCTTCAGGGTCTCTTGGCCTTAACTCAAGCACCGGAGCAACCGGTGGTTCTGAAACCCGTCCGCGAAACATCGCGCTGTTGGCGTGCATCAAGTATTAATCGGAGATCCTCATGACTAAAATTGTTTCCCAGTTGGACCACAACGGCTACTACGCCGGGCCCGTGGTGGCCGATGAATCGCCGCTTGAGCCAGGAGTGCATCTGATTCCTGGCGGTTCCGTAGATCATGAGCCGCCGACCGTACCTGAAGGACAGCGCGCGCGCTGGAATGGCAGTAGCTTTGACATCGAGGACATTCCGCAGCCTGCCGTCCCGCCAGCGCCGACTTTTGCAGATCTTGTGTTCAAGAAGAACGCCGATATCAATGTCGCCCGCGCTAAGGCGAATACCGGCACCTTTGAGCATGCCGGAAAGACTTTCTCCTGCGACCCGCTCTCGCGCAGCGACATCGATGGCGTGAATGGCGAAGTGGCGCTGACTGGCGCACTACCGCAGACATTCCCTGGCGCCTGGAAGGCGGTGGACAACACCTTCCTGCCGATTGCCGACGTGGCTGCCTGGACGGCTTTCTATCGGGCGATGGTCGCCCAGGGCGCGGCGAACTTCGCGCACGCCCAGCAGCTGAAGGCGCAACTCGCGGCAGCGACCACGGCCGAAGAAATCGCGGCTATCGTCTGGTAGCGCCATGCCCGTCAAGCTCGCCATCATCTTCGGTGCGCCGGGGAAATTTTCGGCCGACTTGACCGAGCACTTCACCGGCTGCCGCGCGTACCACATCTGCTACGTGTGCGAGGAGTCCGGCTGGGCTTATGACCAGCACTGGCTGTTCCGGCGCTTCCGCTGGGATGGCCACTACAACCCGGCGCTGGTGCGGCTCTACGACTGCCCGTTCCCCATCACCGAGGACGAGCTGCGCGAGGAGATGCTGTCTGACATCGACGCCATCTGCGACGGCAGCGGCTCGCTGTGGCAGCGCATCCTGCGCACGATGTACGGCTGGCGCGATTACGCCATGTTCGCCCTGCGGCCGATCTATCACGCGCTGGGCAAGAGTACGCCGAACTACGGTGGGCGCGTGTGCAGCGGTCGCATCCGCGACATGGGTGCGGCGCGCGGTTTTCTCGATCTCGGCACGGCGGATTCGCCCGAGCCGAGCCCGTGCGATTGGGCGCGGTGGCTGGTGAAATGGGTTTCGATGGATTAAAAAAAAGACGGCGCGACCGGAAGGATGTTGGCGCATCCGACCGGCCGCCGCCCGCAGATGCAACCTGCGTTATGGCCCAAGGCGCCGCCACCGTGCACACGGCGTTACAAGGCTACAACGAACAGGCGTCAACTTGGAAACGATCAGATGTGGTAAGTGCAACAAAAAGCTGGCAGAGGCAGACTACCGCCGCATTGCCATCAAGTGTCCCCGCTGCGGGACGCTGAACGTACTGCGGGCCGCGAGCCCCTTTAACCCTGATCGCCATCGAGCGGCTCTTAATGAGGACGCTCAACATGGCGAAAGCAGATCGCCCGAGCATGGGTAGTTTGTTTGCAGGAATAGGAGGCTTTGATGTCGGGTTTGAAAAAGCAGGATTCAAAACAGCGTGGCAAGTCGAAATCGACCCAACGTGTCGGGCAGTGCTTTGTGATCGATTCCCCGAAGCGATCCAGCTCGAAGACGTTAATAAAGCCGGAGCCCATAATCTCCCACAAGTCGACGTCATCTGTGGGGGATTTCCCTGTCAGGATGTCAGCTCAATGGGGAAGCGTAAAGGGCTATCCGGGGCTCGCACAGGACTTTTCTGGCAGGTCGTTCGCATACTCTCGGAGCTTCGGCCCCAGTGGGTGGTCCTTGAGAATGTCGTCGGCCTGCTCTCTTCCAATGATGGAGCAGACTTTTCGACGGTCATTAAAGCGCTTGCCGACATCGGGTATGTGGGACTCTGGCGGGTGCTTGATTCTTCGGGTTTCGGAGTTCCCCAAAGTCGTCGCCGAGTCTTCATTGTCGGAGGTCTTGGATGCCAGCCCCCCATTGAGCTGTTATCTGACGCCTCACCAGTTGAGCGACTACCTCGCTCGTCTGCGCCGGTCAGACAGTCACAGGAGGCGGATGGATACGCTGCCTATTGTCTTCTTGCGCACAGCGCACCATCGCAAATTGGTATCGGTTGCGAAAATCTCATCGCCACCGAAGGGTGCCGGCATAAGATGGTTGAGCGGGCCAGAATGTCTAAGGATGCAGGGCTTTGCCTCGGACTGGATGAGGCCAACTTTGCTGAGGTTAGGGCTGCTGGAAACGCCGTCACCGTTACGGTCGCGGAATGGGTAGCCCGGAAGCTCTTTCAGGTAACGCTTAGTAGTGCCAAAACTCGCGCAAATTAGTGCCAAAACTCGCGCGCACTTACAT